TAATCCTATTACTTGTACAACACTTTCAAAATCTTTTTGAGAGTTATTGTCATAATCACCGGTCACAGTTATATCAATTGCAGTAAACAGCGTAAAAAATTCTATGTTACCTGTTAGTGCTTCTACGGAGCTCATTGCCCCACCTCTTATTAAACTCATGTATGTCTCCTGTGTGTTCTTACAACTATTTATCACTTTATCAGGTTTTGTTATACAGAAATTAAAATCAAAAAAAAGCACACCTGAGTGTGCTTCTTTAGTGTGACGCCTTCCGTTGTCACGATACCTAAGGTAGTTAGGATTTTTTATACTGCACTGAACGCATCCAAGTCACGTAATACAACAGTTTGTGCTGATAAATCAACTCCGTCTATTGTACCTAATGCTTGTAGCCTAGCTGTCATTGACGCCGCATCTTGTGCGTGTCCGTCTACGATTGCAAAGATCTTACCAGCTGTGCCAGTTGAGATGTAAAGCAATGGTGAAAACTCTTGTACGATGGATTCTACACATCCGCCAAGTCCGTCTTTTGCCGCTAAAGATACACCTGCATCGATTTCGATGCCAGCTACTTGTGCTGTTACATATGATACGCCATGGTCGAAACCTGCGCCGTTTACTCTTACTAATGCCATGATATGACTCCTAAATTAATTACATATCTGTGGTCTTTGTCACCACCGCCGTTATTATTACTAGATATGTAGTTTGGTTACTTTTATTTATCTAAATATGCAAATTAAAATATACTACAAGCAAGATTAACTAGTCAAAAAAATAGGCTACTTAAAGTAGCCCATTTTAAATTAGTTATTTAATCTTAAAGATCAAATGCCGCAACTGCAACGGCTGACCATGTAACGCCATCGACGTCTGTAAGAGCCTGTACAACATCTTCCAAATGAGCCGCTAAGGTCTCACTGTTAGTTCCGTCATATTTGTCTGATCCATGCTCGCCTTCGAAAAGAACTTTAAGTCCTTGTCCAGCTCCGCCCACTGCGTCAACTGTTCCGATTGCTACTGGTGTTAAGCCTTCGTTTCCAACTGCTTTTAAAAATACATCAACAGCTCCGCCTACAGCTAATTTAGCTGAAACGTCTACTGCGAAATCTACTTGGATACCTGCTAAAGGTAGGCCATTTAAGTGACCAGCGGCTACTGCCGCTCCTGTGTTTTGAGTTTGTGCCATGTTAATTCTCCTAGAATTGTTTTATAAACAATGTCTTGTTTATCTGTTACGTTTATTTATGCAAAAATAGGATTTTTTGAAGGTTAATTGGAACTTTAAAGTTAATTAGAACTTCCTTTAGCGGCGGCTCGTGCTCTGTCACCCATAGCTACGATCCCTTTACCGATTTTTTCTGCGCCTTTTGCTATGAAAGAGCCTTTGGCAACATCTTTACCTAGAAGACCGTCTGATTTTTGAAATTCTTTCCACTTATCTTTCATTTGTTGTTTGGCATTTTTCCCTTGACTATAGTCCGTGAAATATCTATCATGCCTTAATTGTCGACCATCAGCACCAGTTTTTACTTTTCCATCTGGCTTTGCTCGCGAACCCATTTTCGCTCCAACAAAATCACGTTTTCCAGTAGTCTTTTGTTGTGCATCGTAGTCAGCTTTGCTCATCTGCATCATTTGGTTTTGTGCGGATTGGTGTGCTGATGAAGGATCCATCTTGGCTTGCTGGTTTGATAACGCCCTACTGTAAACATAATCCTTCTGTTGTTTTGTTGGTGGATGCTGACTATTAGACACAGCCTTGAGCCAGTTATTATGTATCTGGTCTAGAGTTAGTCCGGTATTTTCAATTTCACTTAGTCTCATACAACTATTTATCCTTATGCTTTTTTTCTGCCACTTGCCCAGTATCCTGCGATTGCGCCGATACCAGCACCTGAGACCGATGATAGTTTTCCTCTTGATACTTTAGGAATAATTTTACTTCCTGCATAGGCACCGATAGCCGTACCAGCGGCACGTTTCAATGTTTGATTTTTAGGTAACGATTTAAGTTCTCTTCTAGAACTCATTGAACTTACTTGAGTAAATATTTCACTACCTCTTCCTCTTAATCGCATAAGTTGAATTACTTTACTAACTACTAACTGTCTTTGAGCAAACTTTAATCGAGGCCAATCTATAATCATTCTTCTTAACTGTTTAAGTATTGGATTTTTAATTTGTAACTGTGATTCAAATCTAAAAAGTGTTGTTGTAATATCACTTTTACTAATGCCTTGTCGTTGTATACGTTGCATAAAGGCATAATGCTTTCTATTTTGAAATTGTAAAGAATTTAAAAAACTTACATCTTTACCTTTGAACTTTAAACTACTGTAGTTAGGATTGTTAATAGCAAAACCTAACATGTACAAGTCTGTTGCCGCTGTTCTAAATACTGCATAAGGACCATATTGTGCTGTTTTCTTTGCATACACTAATGCATAGTCTTGTTGCTTGCTATCTTGATACATCATTATAAGGCTTAATGTTTGCAAATAAAATAAATCTGCAATATCTCTGCCTGTGAGAGATTTAAATCCGGAAGTGCTTCTATATAACTTGCTTTCAGATAACTCTTGATCTATTAAAGTTAGTTCCATTATTTTGGGCCTGGTTTACCTGTTCCAAAGTTTGCAACACTAAATTCTAATCTGTCTACAAGTTTAAGTGCATTACCTACTCTGTCAATTGCTACAAATCCTTCTTCACCTGTAACTTCGTAATCATCGCCTGTTTTAATAAATGCTGGTATAGATTGTATTGCTCCTAACTTTTTAACAAATACATTTTTTGCTTCTATAAGTTTTAAATATAAGTCATACACTGATACAATACTTTGTAAATGTTCTTTAATAAATTTAACACCTTCCACCATCTTCTCTGTTTTAGCATCTTTGGTTTTTTGCATTGAAACTTTATCTATTTCTTTTGTCATATAGTCTATATACTTTTGTACAAACCCTTGTGCAAACTTAGTTGGATCTTGTTCAAAATTGCCAACTGTTTTCAAACTCATATTTACATGTGCTTTCAATTGTTGTAAAAACTCTTTTCCTATTAAGTCGGTGCCTTGCTCTAACCATTTGAATGTAGCAGGGTCAATACTTTTTAAGTAATTATCCGCATCTTGTATTGCGCCTTGTATGCCGGCGCTTTCTTGTGCTGTTAGTGTAACTAAACCACTGACATCTTTAATAGTAGCATCATCGTGCCATACAGCACCGGTGTTGCCTAGTCTAGTAGCATCAAATCCAAACTTAGCCTGGGTATCTGCAAGTGTAGGTCCGCCAATATATTCTGTATGCCAAACAATGCCTAACTGGGCACTGAGCATTTTATTTGCTAACTTGCTACCTTTGGGTACAGCATAAGTTATAGTATTAGGAGTAAATGTAATATAATCCTCACCTTGAATTGTTGCTGGTTCTAATCCTTTACTGCCTCCGCCCCAAAGCATGTCGCCTTGTGCAACGGTATCCCAATTCAATTGGCTTAATGTTTTTAATGCTAGTGCTAATTTACTCTGAAGTTCGTCTTGTCCAGGATGATTTAATTTAATATCATTAGTTGTAAAATTCATTTTAGGTTGTCTTGCAAATACACCCTTAGTGCCTACAAAGAACTTACCAGTTGCTGGATCTTTGCCACAGACCAATGCTGGAGAGCCATCCCATTTTGTAGTCATTGAAACCGGTGCTTTTGCATTGCCTTTTAGCATGTCATGTAAACTATACAAATAGTTAACTGCTTCTTTGGCGCCGGCGAAACCTTTATTAAATATATTATCTTCTAAATGTTGTAAGTGGGTGTTCTTTCCTTCTTTGCCTTCTACTAACATTCCTGCAGAAAGTAATCGAGTAACAAGAGGTTTTGCTATCTCAGTAAATTTCATTTTATATTCCTGAAAGTTTTTTAAGTCTGTATAAGTTTATATCAGATATTGCTATTAACTGTACATGAGATGTAACTGATTCTGATAGTAATACTTCGTATCCTAAGTCAGCCCAAGTAATTCCAGCATGTTCTAATATCTTACAAATGTGCTCGTATGCTTCTTTTCTCATACTTCTAGCAAGTTTAGTAAAATGTGCGTATGCTTCTGGATCTGATTTTGCTATACCGCCTCTCTTCATTGCTGGTGCGGCTGTTTGTATAAAGTTATCTGCATCGTAACCGCTAGTCTTTAATTGACTTAGTTTTTGTATTAGTGCTTTACCGGCATTTAGATCGCCACCCATTGTTTGTTTTTGTAAACTTTTTAATTGTGCTGTAGCAGGTCCTCCTATTGGCTTCAATGCTGTAGGTGCTTGACCTTGAGGTTGTCCTTGAGATTTTTTACCTTTCATCATATTGCCTATTGCTCTTGCTCCACCTGCCATTGCTCTTCCAATCCCGGCTCCTGCTGTTGCGCCAACTTTTTTACCAAAGTTTGCGTTAGGATCTTGTCTTGTTTTACTTGCTAATGAGCCGCCTGTTGCTCCAGTCACATAGTCGCCTACTGCTTGAGCTCCACGTTTTACTTTATCCCATACACCTTCTGGCTCTGGTGCGGCAACTACTCCTGTTTTAGGATCAACTTGTGCTTGTGGTGCAACATTTCTAGTCATACCTACTGTTGATGGTGCCTGTGGAACAACTCCGCCAACTGGTTTTTGATCTGTTACCGGATTAGCTGGTGCATTTGCTTGTGCTTGTGGCGCCGCTGTTGCGCCTGCTCCTGTCTGTACTGGCGCCTGTACTGGCGCCGCTGTTGCGCCTGCTCCTGTCTGTACTGGCGCCGCTGTTGCGCCTGCTCCGGCTGGCGCCGCTGTTGGTTCTACTGGTGATACCACAGACGCTTTTTGTGTAAGGCTTTTCGCCATAGCTTTATCTGCCATTCGACCAGTTTTTTGACTTACCCATTGAGCACCTTGCCAGTTATAGGTCTCACCGTCTGCGCCTTTAAGCAACGTGTCTTTTTTAATTTTTGGTGCCGCTGTTGCTCCAGCTGGTGCGGCTACTGGGTCAGCTACTGGTTCAGCAACTGGTTCAGCTACTGGTTCAGCTACTGGTTCAGCTACTGGTTCAGCTACTGGTGCGGCTTGTTGTTGTACACCTGCCTGAGCTGACTGCTTTTCTAATTCTATTGCCATTGAACTTTCAGGTCCTTCTGCTGGTCTACCAGTTAAGTTACCTTTTTCATCCGACTGTGCCCAAGTGCCTTCTGCAGACTTAGTATAAAATTGTCCGTTTGCTTGTGAAACAACTGTTCCTGCTGGTGCTCCGGTAGGTGCCGCAGGAGCTGTCGGTTGTACTGGTGCAGATGTCTGTCCTGCCGCCGCTTGCTTCTTTGCTAAACGGTCTTTTACTCCGCCAGGTACCATTTCTGCATTAGTTAGTTCGTCAAGTTTCATATTAATTCTCTTATGTAGATTCTTTTACGGCTTTGTTTATGCCTCGAGAGAATTTTTTAGGATCGCCACTTTTAATACTATTAATGAGTCTACGTTCTAAATCTAACGCAACATCTGCCTCATACAAAGAATATAAAATCTGTTTAATATTAGACGCACTAGAAACTAAGTGTTCTACTCTATTTTCCAAAACGTGATGGGCATTTCTATCTACGCTTATCGAGTTCAGCTCTTCTAATATACTTCTTGACTTTTTCATAAATTATTTCTCGTTATAGTCATATTTATCATTTAGACATCATTTTTCTTCATGAACTCTCTAATGTTTAATGCCGCATTAACTGTACTCGATGCTTCTGGCTGTTCTGTTTTAATAGTATTGGTCCTTTTTAGCTGATCTACCAGGCTATTTGTTGTTATTGTTAGTGCATCATCGTCATCTTCATCTAAATCTGTAACCCTTAATGTATCAGGATTAAATTTTAAGTCTACTTTTTGCCCTACGCCTGCACTTGATCTAGTTTTCATAAACTGTATTTGATATCTACCACGTTCTCTCATTGCATTACTAGTAAAGATACCTACAACATTATCTGCTGTTTGGATTTTACTAATACCACCAGCAATATGACTGTGGTCAAATTCAATCTCTTCTACTGCACCTCTGTTTAACTGTGATGCTGTTGCAAATAATAAGTGTTTCTCTGTTGCAATGTTACGCAATTCTTCAGACACATATTTGTCTTTAATAAACATATCACCTGGGCTAATTTTAGCACTAATAGGACTCATTAAGTCTAAATAATCTACAAGTAAGCAATCTACTTTAACATCACAGTTAATTTCATACTCTCTAACGTATGCTCTAATGTCGTTTGCATTAATACCACTTGACATTTGCTTAACTCTAAACTTACCTGCACTTTTACCTTTCATTCTTACTTTTAAATCAACATCATCGATGTTACGCATAATTTCTCTAGTGCTATGTTCACTAATCATTGCATCTAAACGCATACTAATAAGTTGTTCACTAAGCTCTAAACTAATATATACAACATTAAGTCCGGATAATGCCCAATTTACACCTAAATTCTGTAAGAATAAACTTTTACCAGCACCTGAGCCGCCTGCAAAGATTGTTATCTCTCCTCTGTTCAAGCCACCATACAGTTTTTGGTCAAACATCTTCCAACCACTACTAACTGCGCCGCTCTGTGCTTTAATCCATTCTAATCTTTCTTTAGGATTTTCAAAGTATTCAAGTCCTAAGTCTTTTACAAGACTAACTTGGGTTGCATCTTTAATTTTATTTTCTACTGCACCATAATCGCCTGACTCTAATAAGTCTGTACTGTCTAGGATTGCTTTTTCTAATGCTTTGTGTCTACAAAATCTTTCTATGCTATCTAAAAACCAGTCTGTGTGGTTATCTCCAATGCCTTCAACACGTTCTAAAAATAAACCAGTTGTTGCTTCTATTTGGTCTATAGTAGGAATTGCATTATATTCGGTTGTATGTTCTTGAAGGAATGTAACAGTCTTTTGAAACTTCTTATCAAACATATAAGGCGCTACAATAGTGTTTACCCTTACAAATAGTTCGGGGTCACTAACGATAAACCTTAAAAATAATTCTTGTATTTCTGGTGTGTAGTTGTTATCTTCCATATTTTTCCATAAGTTCTTTAAATAGAGCCTGTGCTATTAATTTATTCCCTTTTAAGTCTGGATGACCGTCTTCTTGGCTAATAATGTTGCCGTCGCTATAAGACGACAACGACACTTTTGACCATTTGCTCTTATCTATCAATTTTCTTAAATTTAATTCGGTTGTTGTAGGCATTGTGTGATATATCTTTCTTTCCATAAACAGATGATCTGAAGCAGACATACTAGTAAACATATAAGGTACTTGTTTATTCTCAAAAAAGTTTTGTAACACTAACACATTATTATAATATGCTATATCGTAATCGTTAAATGAATTCAGCCACTTCATTTCGTTCTCGTATGAAAGTGTTTGTAATTTCTTTCTTGCTGTGTTTGGATCACTTGGAATATCTAGTGTCCAATTTTGGATGCCACTCTTGCTCTCTGGGTTAACCTGGTCCAGTGTCCAGTTTCCTTGCATACCGTTGTTTATAACAACATTTATCCACTCATTGTCTTCAGGGCTCCAGTATTCTGTTCTAAACGGTGACGACCATTGTATAATTGCAACATAGTC